CTGTTGTCTCTGTTGTCTCTGTTGTCTCTGTTGTCCCTGTTGTCTCTGTTGTCTCTGTTGTTATCTCTTCGATCACTATCATAGCTATCATTTGAGTCACGATTATCAGAACCACGATCTGGACGATTATCATACTCATTATCGTTACGATCGTATTGATCTCTGGACCTATCTCCCCTGTAATCCCTATCATCTCTATTATCATTGTCTCGATTATCATAATTCCCATCATTGTTGGGACTCCATTGCTGAGCATTTAGTGGAGCCTGATAGTTTCCTTGATAAGAAGAACCTTGCTGACCTTGCATACCTTGCTGACCTTGCATACCTTGTTGACCTTGCATACCTTGCTGACCTTGCATACCTTGCTGATAATAATAAGAATCAGCCGGTCTAGAAGTCCCTAACATTTCGTGTAATTGCACACCATCAGGTCTTGCCTGACTAGTTCCAAACAAACCTCTTTCTACTTCTAGTTTACGATTAAGTTCATCACTAGTTAGTTTCCTATCTTGTGTTGGTTCAGAAAAGTCTAGACGAGGAGTACCTTGATTATTCATGTCCCTTTGATGAAAATTATAGCCTCTAGCAGCCGCTAGATCATCCACTGCTTTCGAAAGATGATCACCATCCAATCTATGGTCACTCATATCGGCAAAAGGATTGGCATTGTTGGATCCCATCGTTGTACGATACTGTTGAACATATCTCATGCAATCATCTATGATAATCTTATTTAAGTTCTCGATATGTTGCTGATCACTAATCTTAACGGTTTTATGACCGAACTGCTTGAGAGTTGTATCGACCGTAGATAAAAGTGTGTTTTTGAATCGAGCATCCAATTCTATATTGTAGTATTGTTTGGCCATCTGGTAGACTGAACCAGAAATATGTTGTAAATTTTGTGAACTTTTAAGAAGTTGTGCGATACCCATGTCTGCACCATTGTTTCTATCATTAGTTAATGGTGTGGTATTTCTGTTTCCTCCTTGATTTTGATAATTCTGATAATTTTGATTTTGACTATACATTAGAATGATGGAGTCTCACCTCTCTTAACTAAAACAAATCTTAATTAGGATGCAAAGCAAACGTATGTTAAATGGATCTTCGGGGATAGCCACTTTGGGCCTAATAGAGTCTAAACCCAATTATAAGCCACTAAGGCTTCGATGCGATTATATAATCTCATCTTATCATCTTAGACAGTTCTTTTGTATTTGTTTCTCAAATACAAACCAAAGTATTGTAGGAGTATTCAGTTGTTCTTTGTTCTACTAATAAATCATAGATCGACAAATGAGGATGCTGGAATCCAGACACTCGTACCGACGACTAGATAGTATGCTTCTCCGAAGAATTGAGCTTTACTGCTGATTGTTAGAATCTCACCAAGATGGAAAAAAGATCCATAACGATATTTAAGCTGCATTTTTAGCGTCTTATATTCACATAGTCCTAAAAACTTTAATTCAATTTTAAAAGATAATATAAAGGCTAACAGGTTGACGATGAATCATAGTCGTATCTTATGGCAAGTATAATTTTAACAGATCATATATTTGTATAAGATCCGAATGGTTAAGTGATGAAGAAAGAGAAGAAGCTGCAGAAGGAGAAGAAGCTGTAGAAGGAGAAGAAGCTGAAGGAGTAGATGCTGAAGGAGAAGAGGCTGTAGAAGGAGAAGAAGCAGCAGAAGGAGAAGAAGCTGCAGAAGGAGCGAGTTGTGAGAGTTGAGTTAAGGTTAGTCGTATAGGATATTCACCTATATGTATGATGGGAATAGCTTTGATTTCGAGGAAGGTTTGTGGTATTTTGATAAAGTTTTGTGACAGTTCATCATCAGAACGAACAACCGAACCAAGATCAGGAATATCAATTATATGGTCTACGGGAGTAAGTTCCTGTTGTAATCTCTTCCTTTCCTTCTCTAATATATCAGCCAATCTAGGTGAAGCTAATAGAGATTTTATTTCTTGTTGTTGACTCTTAGCCACGTCTGTAAAGAGAGAAATTAGATAATCCCAGTCAGTTTGATCTCGTGTTCTTCTCATAATAGTGTTTTCACTTTCATCCGGGTTACGAGTTTCACTTAGTAAAGCTCGTAATCGTTCTAGAGGGGTCTGAGTAGCTACTCGAACATTTCTGGTCGAATTGTAGGAGTTCATCGTATTCGAAGAAGTACTCGATGTACTAATGGATGGTTGATCCTGTGTCCATTTGGCGAAGTCGTTGCTGATTTGACGTGCCATAGCAGCTATTCGGATATTTTCTCTAGGAGGGAGTCTTTCGCGGAAATCCACGCCTGGCGAAAGTTCCCTGCGGAAATCCACGCCTGGCGAAAGTTGAGAATTAGACATGGAACCGTTTCCTAATCGGTGACCCCGGTCTTTATGACGGGTCACTCTATTATTACTAGAGCTATAATCGGAAGGTCTCCAAGCTCTATGACTGTCCGTTCCTGAAGTAGGTTGTCTATGGCTTGGACTATTCCTAGTAGTAGTCTGAGGAATACTAGGTCTTAAATGAGTTTGACTGATGCCAGACTCCGAACCAGATCCTAGGACATGACCTTCTTGTTGATGTCGTGATTGTTCTAATGCTTTCAACACCTGAGCTTGTCTTAGACTAAGCTTAGCTTTAGCATTATCATTTAGCTTGGAAGCTGTTGGAAGTCTTGGAGATGTTTGAGTAGCATTTGAGGTGTTGGAAATGTTTCGTGGTCTTGTTGGACGTGGAGGAATAGGCAATCGAGGAGCTCTCGTACCTTGGGGAAAATCGGGAGATCTATTACTGCTAGTACCATTACTAGTACCGCTAGTACTACTAGTGGTAGCAATAGCATTAGCATTAGCACTAGCATTAGCACTACCACTATTACTGCTACCGTTACTAGTACTGGATTGATTAGAATTTGGAGAGAGTCTTCGTATAGGTATTAGTCGCGGCCTTATTCCATTGGTAGGAGGTCTAGGGGCGTAATTTAAAGGAACTGAATTAGAAGATGTCCCAGCATGGGACCCAGACGTCGAGCTAGATGTTGAGCTAGATGTTGAATTAGTAGTATTGCTAGACCCCTGGTCTAACTTAAAGTTAGTGTTTGCGGAAGTTCCCGATATTCCAGAGGACATTTACTATCCTAGTAAGATATAAATTATTTATTATGTCAATTTTCTATAGTTGAAATAGATTTGTAGTTTATACAAATTTATGACCTGAAATACTTACAGACTACTTAAGATAAAACAATGAAGGCAATGAGACAGTGTTTTACTAAGAATCATAAATCAAATGACCTTAAAATTGAAAGAAGTTATAAATTCTTTATTTGTAAAGTAATTTCACAATCAAAATGTCATCTACAACTACTATCCCTAGTCAATCATTTTCTCCGGCATTGTCGGCTAAGCAGATGTCCGATAAGTTGGAACATGAAATGACAGCCGCAACTTCAACTAGTGTGAATATAAGTTCATCTAGTGTCACCACAACCTCAAGTTCAGCTAGTGTCACCACAACCTCAAGTTCAGCTAGTTCGACAAGTTCAGCAAGTTCGACAAGTTCGGCAAGTTCGACAGGCTCGCCGAGTTCGGGAAAGTCTAAGTTACCGTTAATAGTTCCTCGTGGCAAACCGTTGGGTTTGAGACCAGTCTTATTAAATACTCAATCATTGTCGGTACCTAGTTCGATAAATCTTATTACTCCTAAACCAGTCAACACTTCCTATCACTATACTGGCACCAGTGGTTATAGCTACGAACATTGGATGTCTAAACAGTTCAAGCAGTTCGAAGGATTCTATCCTCCAACTGTAGGAAAGAATCATATGTTTAATCATTATGCGAAACACTTCGATTTTGTCGAAATTAATACGACGTTTTATGGTAATCCAAGTGAGGAAACGGTGAGAAGTTGGTATACGATGAGTCCGCCAAACTTTCGTTTCCTGGTGAAGGCTAATAAATACATTACGCATAGCAAGAAGCTTTTAAACTTCGATGAAACGTGGTCTCGATTTATGCATCTTATTTCAAACTTGAAAGAAAAGTGTCTGGGTATCTTAGTTCAGTTACCTCCTGTTTTCAAGAATGATCAAAGAAATTTCGAAAGATTAAAACAAGCTGGCATGTTTTCTAAAACAGTGAATAATCCTTATAACTACCAGATTTTTGTAGAATTTCGTCATCCAAGTTGGTTCTGTTCAAGTGTGTATGAGATGTTGAGAGAGATTCAGTGGAGCATGACCGTTGTGAACTTGAATAATGAGAGTAATGCTTTCGGGGAAATGGGTTATCCGAGCATGTCCGTAAATTCCATCTCTGAAACATCCTTAGAGGATCAAGAAGGTGCAGACATTCTTTCATTATTTAATCACCTTCATCATCTTACGAATATGTCCGAGGAAGAAGCTTTAGAACCATCTAGTTCGAATACCAAGGCTGGGTTCTTTCCTAAACTTGAAGAGGTACAGGATGGAAGAGCTATTACGGTACCAAATACGATCATGTTTCGGTGTCATGGAACTTTTGGATCACAACCCTACATGGGAGGCTATTCAGATTACGATATAATGATGATGGCTAGCATCGCATCGGCACAGAAACGCGGCTTGGTCGTTTTTGATAACACCGACTCTTATCAATATCAAATGGAAAGCCCTTGGTTTAAAACGAATCGAGGAACCTACCAACTGGTGTTCGATCGAAGACAGATGCCCCCTAACCTGAAGACTCTATTGCCACATGCTATTGCAGATGCCCTTAAAGTTAAAGCTCTTTTGTAGAACATAGTAATCATCCAAAACAAACATCAATAACTGAACTACTTTGAAAAATTTGAAATATTTTTTTTTTGGCGTGGAGTGAAAAACTCACTACACGGGACAATTAAAAGCAGACAAGGACAAATATGAACATTGAAATTAGTGACACGTTTATTTATGAAGCGCATGCAACATTTGCGATGGTGGCAACTATCCTAGCATTGACTATGTACACCGTCATGTGTACGACACGACAAGTCGTGGTCGCACATTCTGCTGCATAAAATTCTGTTTTTCAATACATTAAACAAAGTAATTTACTACTTTGTTTATCATTAGTAATCTTTTGAGCTTATTTTGAGCTTATACTAGGCAAGAAGTGTACATTCAGATGTTTTCCCAGTGCGCCTTAGTTTTCTAAATACTGTGTTCGAGACTCCTTGATCCACGATTTCCAGTACGATTTCTTCTTCATCATATTTCTTACCCTCTCTGATTTGATCATATACATATTGTATTCCATTCACATAGTCTAAATCTCCCACGTTTTTTAGTTCATCTGAATTAGTTATAAAACCCAGACCAAAATCGGTAATAGCAAATTTATATTTTCCATCTTTTCCTACCTTGTAAAGAATGTTGTTTGACTGCAAATCATTATGAATTATACCAGCATTGTTCATGATTGCAGTTAAATTTCTAATCTCATCTATTGGTATAAAATCCACAGATGATTCTTGCATTGCCATTAATAAATCAGTCAATGTACCATCATACTTTTCCATTATTATCATTGCATACTCAGGTGTGATACAATAATCGAATACTTTTGGACCTATCTGCATGTCAGACATCATTTGACTCAGAGCAAATTCATTCTCTATGGCTTCGGCTTCATTAAAACAGTAGGTTTCAGCATCGAACACTGTGTTCATCGGCATGATCATCTTTGCAACATATTTACAATCTGATCCATTACAGGCTTCCTTCATAGTAGAATGCATACCTTGTTTCGATAGTGCTTTTCCAATAACATAAGTAGGGTCACAGGTCGCTTTTATTGTCTTCAGTTGTGTAGGTGATATATCGAAAAATCTAACTATGTTATTCATTCTATATATGAATGTATACATATTTTTGTATTACTGATGGTAAAATTGACATTGACTATGTACCACTTGTCATGTGTACAACACGACAAGTGGTCACACATTCTGCTGCATAAAATTCTGTTTTTTCGATACATTAAACAAAGTAATTTACTACTTTGTTTATCATTAGCAATCTTTTGAGCTTATTTTGAGCTTATTTTGAGCTTACACTCTTAATTTTGACCTCGCATACTATGATGATCGAAATCAAACTTAGCTCTATACGATCTTAATTGATTATTGGCGTGATCAGCGAAATTGTTTTGATAAGTTTGTGATGGTGCATCTTGTGAATAATTACCTTCTCCTCTCATGCCTTGTGCAGCCCTGGAAGGAAATGGTCTGAAATTCTCCTGCATCATTGTTTGTTTTGTCATTAAAGCTTGACCTTGAGCCGCATCCAATATATAAGGGTTTTGGACCTGAGTACCAGATTTGCCAATAGGTGTCCAACCCGTTATCTGCGTAGCTTGCGTAGATTGTGTAGGTTGTGTATGTTGAGTAGCTTGTCCAGAAGTCTGTCGTTTACGTGGACTGAATTGTCCAGTAACATCGGGTCCTGGTGGACCATTCTGTCCACCCCCAACCTGACCTACTTGTGTAACAGCAGTATTTTGTTGTTCGCCAACTTTAAACTTATCGGAAAACCAAGGACTCTGGGTTCCTTGAACTAATGGATTATTAGTATTATAATAAATATTGTTAAAGGTCTTTTGACATACCTGACAAATGAGAACAGAACCACCATCTGGGAGAAAAGGAATGTGTTTCATTGACTTACAGTATGGACAAGTCTGGGGAGGAATTTGGGGAATATTTTGCTGACTCTGGGGAGTATTTTGACCTTGATTTTCATTATAAGTATTGAATCCAGATCCTTGTCCAACCATAGGCCCCTGGCCGCCACCCGCTTGCTGAAAAGGTGTGTAAGATGTAGATGGATAATTATTTTTAAGTTCATCTTTTTCTCGTAAGTTTTCATCACGAGGATCGGCTGGTCTCATTTGATTTATATGTGGATTATAACTTTGATTTAGAAAAACAGCTTGATTTTCAAACTGTCGGTCAAACATGCGATTAATACTCTTCTTCTGACTACCCACCATCTCATAATTCGTGCCTTGATCAGATAAAAATCCAGATTGTATTGCTTCCTGATTAATTAGTACTTTATTTCCTTGTGCATCATAACCCCTAATATTCTGAACAGCATCTAATGGATTTTGTGATCGTCTGATTTCAGTCGATACTTTCATCCTATTTAACAAGAATGCGTCATTACCCATAATGTTGTCACAATTATTCAAACCTAGAGTGTGATCCTTTGTAATACGTTGCTCATATTCCTGAGCTTTTGTAGCAGAAATCATTTGATTACTGATGCTTTTATGTTATCCTTGTTTATAAATTCCTGAAATAAACTCGCTAACGTATTTCCGTCGAAAATCAAGGATGAAAAATGAACCTATTAAGTCTCAAAAAAATAAGAAAAAAGTCATAATACAAGAATGGATCCTTCAAAGATAGAACTTATGATCCCATTTATGAAGTTAAAGTTGTAAAGAATTTATTTGGCACAAAATATACAACTATAATCGATACTGGGAAAAGACAGCCAATCTTCAAATCGATAGAAGATCAGTGTCAATACAATTGCAAAGATGCTAGTAACAAAAATGAATGTTTATGAACACCAATTTGGGTATTGTTTTATTGTGTAATGCGCTCATTGGGAACCTTTCTTTAGGTGTATGTCCAACCATGCGAGATATGGTAGTGGTATTCCTCAGTGTACACTATTTTGAATTTTAGAATAAATCCATCAATTGTGGCTTTTGTGAAATATGTTTTTACATAAATTAAAATGTTAAACCAAAAATTGAATCATCGTTTTATCTTGCTTTGGAGTTCATAAACTAATGAATTCTAACAAGAGTTTTAAGGAAGTAAATTTCGGCCAAGGAAGAGGTTATCAGATCCACGATCAGGCAATAATTGCTCATATCCAAAATGCTATAGTACAAAAGGCTAGGATAAACCTGCATAATGGTAATAAATTCTTTAAACCTTTTGAAACCTCAGATCTATTAACCCTTAAGGAAATTCCGCATAGAATTACATTTAATTTAAAGGGTAAGCAAGCAAATGCTTATTTATATTTGTTTAAATTCCAATTTAGGCCTTTCTGTGTTTATATTAAAGAAAAAGAGCAAGATCATTTGGATTTAGCTGGTTCTACTGACGATAACTCTGGATTTGCAGCCGAAGATAAACAACGTAAGGAGAAAGCCTATGAATATATCATGGTAAAACATAGGTTTAATGAGCAATTATATCAAGGCACCTTAATGCAAGGAAACTTTTTGAAGATCAATCAGTACCAGAATATATTTTTAATTCATGATCTTCTTATATGGAAGGATAGAGCGCATCTTGACAATCTGAGTGATAAAATTAAAATCCTAAATGATATTTTTAAGACTCAATTCAGTTCAGATCCGGGATTAGATACACATCAGTTATTGTTGAAAGAATATGGTTCATATGATCAGATTAATGATTTTGTGAACAATTATCGAAACACACTACCTTACCGTGATCTTATAAATGGTATTGTTTTTAGACCCGAAATTAGAAATCAAAGATTGATCTATTTAATCTTGAATCGACCAGGCCAAGTTGCTGGTTTGGAACATATTGAGCTTGAAACGAATGGATCTGAGAATAGTACCAAGAAAACTGATAAGGTATTACCCCAATTTGTACCTATTGTATCCACATCTACACCTGAGCATAAGGAGAAGAATAGCAAACCCACAATTGATTATCAGAAATACCCTAAGATAGTCTTTTTAATGAAAAAGACTGCCAAACAAGATGTATATGAATTATATCTATCAGATCTAGTTCCTAAATACGGAATAGCATCAGTCACTAGTTTGCAACATAGTGAGGAGATACGAAATTGGTATGCAAACTCAAAAGCAAAATCAAAAGAACAATCAAAAGATGCAAATTCTGGTGTGGAAAACCAAAATCAAAAAGTCAATGATGAGACAATTGTTGTGGAAGCGGAATATGTGATAAATTTTAATAAGTGGAAACCAACCAAACACCTCTTACAAGACACAAAAGTTTCATCTTTCAATGATGTACGTCTTAGGTAAATATAGTTGTAAAATAATGTTGTATGTATTTATACTGAAATGTCTGCTAAAACTTTTTCTTTAATTGGGGAAAGATGCTCAGGTACTAATTGGCTTCACCAATTGATTACAAAAAATTTTGATATAAAGGAAACGCGTTATCCTGGTTTTAAACATTGGCCAGACTATCGAAAACCAAGACCACGGAATCATGTTACTATATTCTTAATAAGGAATGCTTTGGATTGGTTAAGGTCATTTTATAAATCACCACATTATGTCAGAAGACAAAGAGCTAGGAATATGTATGCATTTATGTACAAAATACCTTTTCTAAGTATGAGATCAGCTAGTGAAATCGTGAAACAAGATAAGAACTTGGAAACAGGAAAACCATATAAGAATTTATGGGATATGAGACTATCTAAACATTTATATTGGTTAAAGCGTTCAGAAAACTTTGAATTATATGAACTAGACTCTGGTTTTGTAGGAACAACCTCAAATACCGACTTATTAAAGGATAAACAGGCTGTCGATTCAGGTACTTTTACAAAAGGAAAAACTGTAGACCTGTGGGTAAGATATGAGGATGTCTTAGCAGATCCTGAACAATTTCTAAATTTCTTATCCAAACGGATGAAATCTAAGAATATTGGTAGTTATGATATATTGCCTAAGACCTACAAAACAAAGATAGACATTCATTTTAATCAATCAGCTCACAAAGATCAGCAATTATTCAGTAATGCTAAGGAGTCAGCAATATGGATTAAGAAAAACATTACCACTCCCATCGGAATCTTAGTCTTGACAACTTTGATTGATTCTGAAATCGAAAAGAGAATGGGATATAGTGCTTTCTATAATCAAGTTTTAAAAGAGTTAAATGAACTAGTCGCGACGCAGGAGCTTCGGGTTTGAGGAAGTACTTCATCGAAACTAGTCGCGACGCAGGAGCTTCGGGTTTGAGGAAGTACTTCATCGAAACTTAGTTACTCTGCCTTGAGTTTAGGATAATAAGTTCTGCCAACTTCTATATACTCATAATTATAAAGACGTAACTTTCCTTTTGATAGTCTTTGTATGTGCTTGTCCAAGGTTATAAAAGCATTGAATTCGATTTTATACAAATAGACGAGGATAATAGGGATTAAATGTAAATTGACTGACATTGATATATTGCTCTCCCAAAAACTGTTGGATTCAAACAAAACATTTACGGAATCATACTGTGACGGTTGGATGAAAAGTAGCCAATAAATATAACCTGTAATTAGGCCTATAAAATGGGCAACATGTGATACCGTAAAGAAAAGATAACTCTTTTTGTAATGTGTATATAGTTTGTCTAGCATGATTAGGGCAAAAAGTACTAAAATTCCAAGAAGCTTACTGAGATAGGAGTCGTATCCAAATAGAAATGAAAGCCGAGCATTAAGAACTAGTGCGACGCAGGAGTATAACACGCCACTAGAACCACATCCACCATAGCCATAATAAAAGTAGGAACCAAGAGTGGCCAGACTGTGTGACACTAAAGCTAAAACTAGTAGATCTAGTAAATTATCTTTGAATATGGAGTCAATGAAGAAAGATTGGAAGAAAAATCCAATTACATTGGTATAATAATGTGTTGCATCGAGATGTATGAAAAAGGAGGTAAGGAGAGTAAATGGCTTTTTCAGATCAAAAGAATATTTTTGAACAGTAGTTCTGTCCGAAAATAGATGTATCACGGTAAGTAAATAGCATAAAGCAATTATATACATTCTAAAGTGGTATGTATAGTTGTTGGCGACTAGCGACCGAACCCTTCTCAATTTTTCCCTGCATTTTGTTCATACATCTGCTCCGACATGCGTAAACGGACGAACCTCAAGATGTACTGCAATCAGCCATTTTTGGTTTCGCACATAATCAATAATTAATCTACGAAAGCAGTAATTACGGAGGCATTGTCCTGACTCTTCGTAGTGCTTCTAAGAATATCAGCAAAAGAATGTCGTTTATCAAAGTTTTTTGCCAGCAACTTTTGAATCTCATCTTCTGATATAAAATCTGATATCCCATCACTAGTAATTATGAATCCGACCAATTCGTCCTTATTAGCTTTTGAAGTACATAAAGCTAAATTTAAGGGTCCAGACACTTCGGGAACTTGGGTTAGACCGTACTTTCGGTGGTCATAATCACCAAAACTGCGACTGACTGCTAAGACTCCACATAGACGGGGAACACCAGGATAATCAGTAACAAAGCCACCTGCATTCTTAATTCTAGCTGTTTCGTCAATCAGATCTGGTTTATGTAGTC